TTTCGATTCTCTATGTGCGCTCCAAATAAGTGTAGACAAACACTTTCAATATGGTAGAGTATTTCATATGAAAAACAAAAAATTACCATCAACTTTCTCCCCTTACAGTCCTCCTTATTTTTATAGCAAAAAACCTGTCGAAAATAAAGAACAGTTAATTTTAGAAAGTGTTAAAAAATGGAGCGATGGCGAGACTGTGGAAGAAACTGCCACACATAAAACAATTGTTCACTTGGAAAGTAGTTACGAAGGTTGTTATTATGAATCGGATACTCCTGATATAGTGTGTGAGTTTCGTACATATAAGAAAGAAATTACCCCAAATAAAATCTTCAATAAAGAATTGGCAGCATTTAAGCAGGCAAGAATTTCGCATGTGAAACAGCTTGCAGAATGGAAAGCAAACAAAAAGATTTGGGATGCACAAGAAGCAGAGAAAACATTGAAAAGGGAAAAAGCACTTTTCATTGCATTGAAAAAGAAATTTAGGTCAGAACAGAAATAAGTTAATATTGTTGGAATGGCTGAGTGGTCTAAAGCACTAGTCTTGTAAACTAGCAGGAGAAATCCTAACGTGGGTTCGAATCTCACTTCCAACTCCAAATTTAATAAAAAAATAAATTAATAATGAAAGCATCTAAAAGATTATATAAAGGCGTTCAGCAATTTTACGAATTATTCAAAGAATATAATATGGATATATATGCTGATGATTCCGGTGTGCCTGCAACCATGACATTTAATACTTTCTTTGATGAAGATTATTTGGTGTTAACTGCTACAGACGAATGTATGTCTAATTGGTTAGAGGCTAATGAAGAATTTGCATGAAACTTCTTTACAGTTTAGAGTAAGTATGTTATAGTGTTAGTATAAGGAAGATTGGCCGAGTGGTTTATGGCGCTAGTCTTGAAAACTAGAGAGTGCCGTCAAAAGCCTCCGTGAGTTCGAATCTCACATCTTCCTCCATTTAAATGCCCAAGTAGCTCAGCGATAGAGCCGCGCACTTACACTGCGAAGGTCGTAGGTTTGATCCCTACCTTGGGTACCATATTATGTATGAAGCAATGATGTATATAGATGTCGATAAACAATTTATCGAGAAAGTCGAAGCAACTATTGCTCATGATAAAAGAAAAGATGCTTCTTTTGACCGAATGGAAATGGAAGCAGAACTATTTCAACAATTTAAAATAATTAATAAAATTAACAAGGCCGAGAACGTGCCACTAATAATGGACTTGTGGCAAGATTTTAAAGTTCTTGAAAAGAGAACAAGACCGTGATAATATGGTAGGTGACTGGAAGCACGAAGAAAGCGTCTCGAAAACGCCTACGGCCTAAAAACCGTCCAGAGTTGGAATCTCTGACCTACCGCCAAATGAAAAAGAAAATAGATTTATCTACTGTATCTGAAGAAGACTTACATGACGAATTAAATAAACGCCATGTAAAAGCAACCACATCAGCATTACGAGGATGTATTGCTAAATGTTGGCATTGTGAAAAAGTTCTAATCTGAAAAGATGGTTTCATATTGAAAGTTACTCGTTTGAGGACAATGTTTATACTTCTAATTATAATTTTAATGGAGTTGACGCGAATGCTGGTTTTTCGCGCTCGTTTGCTAAACGAGTGAGGTCTAAACAACCTCCGAGAGTTCGATCCTCTCCTACTCCGCCATTTATATGAGACTAGTGAAATTTGATTATAGTGATTTACCCGTTGAATGGCACAACAAGTATCCATTCAAACCAGATGATCGGTTCATTTTAACGGAATTTCCAATTGACGATGAGCATTGTAATGTGCTTGACTTACAAACCCAACGCATGTATAGTGGGTATCATACAGAGAATTTTATAGATTTAACTAGAGACGAAGTTTTTAACTTAGAAGAATATGACACTTTCAAAAAAAATAGAATATTTAATTGAAAAAGGTTGGGTAGAAGATAAGGAGTTTCCTTATTGTGAAAGGCGATCTTTAGGAAATAAACATTGGCTATTACATAATGATATTGTTTATACAGGTAAGTTCACAGAGGCAGCATATAATTTCCAATTGATGCTTGAGAACACTGTTAAAGAATCAAAGTATCATGAATTAACAAATGAATCACTATTACAGACCGTATTAAATCTTGCCCAAGGGGATGATTACGAAGGGTGTTTCACTGAAAAAGGTCAAATTGAATATAGTCTTGCCTATAAAGAATTATATAGTAGATTACAGTGGATAAATTTTGTGTAGTGTAATCTACACATCTAATTGCCCCTATAGCCCAACGGCAGCAGGCGAAGCATTCAAAATGCTTATAGTGTCGGTTCGAGTCCGACTAGGGGTACCAAATAAATAAAGTTATTGGCGAGTAAGCATAAAACAGTGATGTGCTATCTTGGTAAGATAGAGTAAGAGGGTGCGACTCCCTCACTCGCCTCCATGGAAGATAAACCGCTTAGGTAGCGGACCTCCTTGGAAAGGAGTGTGAGCCGTAACCATTCGTGCTTGGATTTCAAGTATTCTATCTTCCGCCAGTTTTATAAAAAGAAGTGTTGCTAATATTGGCCTATGGGGTAGCCTTATAAACTACTAAGCACCGAATAGATAATTCGGAAAATGTGGGTTCGATTCCCACCACTTCTACCAATAATATTCGATAATGACTAATAAAGAGCAAAAAATCCGAAGAAATAAAATACGTAAAGATAGAGTATGGAATAATTTTCTATATTTTTGTAATTTTAAAAAATGGCCCGCTTTTATCAATCTTAAAGAAATTACAGATTACAATCCAGAGGATTATCGAGAAGCTTTTGAACGTTACCAAACAGGAGGTAAACATGCATTAAAAAATGCACAAGAACTTTTATATATTCAACCCATCTTAGATGGGCAACGGCAAAAAGAAATTTTACTAGATTCTTTGGCAGAGGAAAGTATGGAATATTGGGCTAAGGGATGGGGATGGATATATCCATGGGTACACACTTTAGATATGAAAGTAGATAGATTAACTAAAGTGGCTATTTTACGTTCATTACGTACAATGTTAGGTACAAAACTTAATTGTACAGAGTACCATCCTGAAAATATTTTAAATTTCTTTGTTCGTCATCCCGGTATAAAACCTAAAACAAAAAAGAGATTCTTGGATTTACGAGGAGGTATGTGATATATTTCACATATGAAAACAGTCAATATTAAATTAAAAGGCAATATTATTGCAGCACATGGTAATGGTTTTTATCGGGTATCATCAGATAAAATCCCAAATGATGTGATATGTACCTTAGCAGGTAAGATGTCAAAAGGGTTCAATAAACCCGATGTAGGGGATTTTATAGAGTTTGAAGTGAGTCATACAGACATGACAAAGGGAAGAATCATCCGAAAATGGTAAATATTTGAATGAACTTCAAATCTTTTTTCCTTTTACAAGAACGTCAACATTTCATTGACCTTGCAAGATTTACTGAAATCGTTTTTTCTAAATTAGAAGATCAAATTCGTAAAAAGAAAAATGGTGTCCGATCTGGTGACACTTTTACGGTTCCCCTTACGAAACAATTATTTAAATTAGATCCAAAATTTTGGAAGGGGTATGATTTAGATTTTAAATTTTATAAAGAATATTCCCAGAGAACACGTAATTCTTTTAAAAATGTTATTTCTGGCGAACATGGTATCAAGGGTGCATATTATGAACAACTTGGCGGAACAAATGGCACAATTGAAATTTATTTAAATACTACTAAATCTAGCGAATATTATTATAAAGATAAAAAATTCGAAGATATTATTGACGGTTCTCTTCCTAAATTCGTTAAAGATGTTATACGACACGAATTATCTCATGCCTATGAGGACATAGTTAAGAATATTTCAAAATTTCAAATATCTGATTCGGATAAAATCACTGATAGTAAATATCGTAATTTAGATGAAGAGATTAATGCAGATTTAAACCAATTCCTTAATTCCGAATTATCAGTAAACAATGACATCAATTTTAAAATTGATGAAGGTGATATACATGGCGCAGTTAATTCATTTATAAGAAAACTTAAAACAACTGATTTTATTCAACATGTTACTCCTGAAAATAAAATTTGGATTTTAAAGACTATTTTTACCTTTGTTCGTGATATTATAGAACAGAATAAAGAAAAACTTCCAACTTAACAATTAGATTAGTATATAAAAAAACCGGAAATGAAAATTTCCGGTTTTTTTTTATTTTTTTATTAAAAATTATTTAGCAACACAGCTAGAACTATTATTAGTTAATATTTTACTTTCATATCCTGTATAGATTAAATCTATTTCAGCAGCAGCAAAATTATCAGTGTCAATTGAACCACTATCAAAGTTGAGAACTGGACGCCACATTTGATAATGTAACCCTACAGTAAAGGTGGTTTTTTCGATTGCTGACTGATCGTATTCGATTACGCCTACAGACTGCGGGTACACGCCGATTAAGCGGTAAACACGTATTACTTTGCATTTAGGGGATAGCACAGCAATGTCAATTGAAGCAGAATCACATGGGAAGTTGAATTGTCCACAGGAAGTGTCTTCATTGATCGTAGCAAATGACCAACGTTCAAGTGCATTACGAACAAGATAGTCACCGGGAGTATTGAATGTAATAGTCCATGGATTAGGGTCATAACTTACTTGACCGGGGATATTAAAATTGAACCCTTGGAAAGGAACTTGTATATTATTAATTGTTCTACCGGGAATAGAATAAGATGTGGCATATAGATAGCCACCTGCACCTGTTGGCTTTTCAATCAGTTCTGCCCGTACATACGGAGGAACACCGGGACCAACATCGAGAATACGAATTTGATTCTGACGAGAGAAATCGTGTTCTTGGAACACTTGTTTTGCTTTTTGAATAGAGCCGAGAGCCATGATAATAATATTTATCATGAAATCCTATTTTTCTAAAACAAAAAAGGCAGGAAGTGATACTTCCTGCCTTTGCTTAATCAGATTCCCATTTTCGCTCAGTTCCGGTTCTTTCAATATATTCGTCACAAGCCTTTTTATAATTAATTTTTTCTTGGCGATGATATTCATCAATTGTATTGAACCTTTTACAAAACTCTACCAGTTGGTTAAACCTTTGATCATACTTTTTAGACTTTTTTATCCAGAAGCCAGAGGGGAAGCCAGAGGGTTTACTTCCAAATCTGAAAAATTCAGTAAAATTCCACCATATGCCATATTTTTTATATTGAGCAATATATACATTATCGTCTGACTCCGTTTTACGGTAAAATACAACCCGTGTTTTAACTGATTCGCTAGCGGGGGCATACCCCACCGTTTTTAATAATACTTTTAATATATTGTACATTATTTGATATGGTAACTGATTTCTTCAATATTACGGGCTTCTTCATTTTGACCACATAATGAATATTTCATAGGGATACCTTTATTAGTCTTCAGACACTCTTTAATGTCTCCTGATACAGTTTGGACATAGTTACAAATGGATTTATAAGGAATATCATGTTCAGGCACATTTGTTTTATAAATTTCCTCCCCTACATTAATAAACTTCATAGCATTGCAAAATGCAAACCATTTGGTTAATTCTGTATCAGACATTTCTGAAGCAGGTTTTTGATGACTATTGGTTAAATCTAATTCGATTGCTTGGTTGTTCATAAGGATATAATGTTACAGTGCCGATGAAAGGCATATT